AAATGCAGGCATATCTTAATCCTTTAAATATAACTTTTCAGTTAAACGAAATCCTCGAGACTCCAAATCATAATCAGTAGTAGTACCCATTCGAGTTGTGAAATATCCGTCTATTTCACCTGCCGATAACAACTTCTCAGCAGTACTACAATATTTAACAAATAATTTTCCAGCACCTACAGTACCACGGTAATCCTGCTTTACATACCACACTAATTCTCTTAACGACGATTTAGTTGGTATCCATACATTAGCTTCTTTAACTGCTAATAGCATACCAACTGGAACACCGTCGACGATGTATAACCAACCCCATCCAATTTGAATAATAGAGAATGCAAGTCTTTTCAGATGTTGCATGTCAATATCATTAGTATGATTTGAATAACTTGTCTCAGACAAGAATTCGTATAGTAATGATGATACTATATTAAGATCACCTCTATCAATTAGTTTAATCATTTTTTATATGGTTTACCAAAGTCAAAACTTGCATTTTTCAGTTGCTCAATACGGCTGAAACTTAAATCAGATGTGATAGCATCAGTTATATTCTTTTCATACCATCGTTGTTGATATGAATTATTATTAGTTCGACGACCAGCAATTCTATTTTCAAGAACACCTAATATAGAACTACATTGAATACCAATAGTGTATGTTATTTCAACACCACCACTGTTGCCATCTTGAATATCTTCATTAATACCCCAATTAGTAATAACACCACTATATCGACGAAATACTTGTAGAACTCCATCTACTTTCTTAATCAATTTTGTGGCAGGATCAAAGAATACTCTATACACCCTAATTGCACCACCTTTAATTGGTTGTCCAATGATATTCTCAATATATTCAGGTGGAATTGCCGACAAACTAACAGATATCTCGTTATTAGTTGGTGATAGGTCTTGTTGTAGATTAGAGATTTCTAAGAAACCACCTAATGCAAGATAATCTTTGCCGTTGTATCGTATTGGATTATAGCAATTAGATATATACCAACGACGATCACTTCCCTTTGCCTGACCACCTTCTACATATGTACCACTACCGCTTCCAAATGCAGTACATTGAGTTGATGTGCAATCAATAACGATGTATGTACCATTATAACTATCTGGAGTTATTCCAGCAACGGTAATAGTTGTGCCAGACTCAAACGGTACAAATCCTGGATTAGTAAACGTTAGAGTCACAATACCCATAGCAGTGGATGCATTCTCAATATATACTTCTGTTGGAATAACAAGATCAATGAGAATGCCATGTTCGATCGACGTGTCAGCGACAGCACCAATTATAGTACTCATTTTACTACCTCCAACAACTGCACTTCACCAGAGAATTGTGCCAATTTACCAGGTTGTAAACTAACTGCTGGCATTGATGTGACTATAACACGCCAATTGCAATCATTACCTACAATGATACGATCCTGATTATTTGTAGAACTGAATGTCCATACATTTTGATTAGATACTGTTGTACGTGTACCATAACCGCTCTGATCAAGGAATCCACGATTTAGGGTCACTTCATATAGTACTACACCTTCTAATGCAAACACATCATATACACATACATACGGATAACGATAAGTTTCACCACCTGCGACAGAACCAGCTGGTTGTAGTATATCACCACTCTTTAAGATTGTAGTTCCAGGTACAACAATTTCTGGATCAATCTCGATTGTGATCTTATTTCCAGTTGCACTCTTCATAGTAATACCAGAGAGTGGTCGTTGAGTTGTAAGAATAGCCAAATCACGAGGTGAATTTCCCATATACTCACTTAACCAAGCACTTCCAGAATTTCCACCCAATTGGATCTTCCATTCAGTATGACGATCGCGAATAAAGAGTTGTTCGATCTCTTCTCTCCAATCTCGCCATGGCATGTAGTCAACAGGTTTAACCTTGAAACTCCAAGGTTTTACTGTATTTCTAGTTTGCGTAATCAATCTACCACTACGACTTACGTTAGTAGCAACAGTATCATTGCGACTAAACTCAATGCTTTGTGCACTGTCCAAAAACTTTTGAATTGGTGTTTTATTAGATAAACCATTAAAGTTAATAGGCATATATTATCTCCTTGCTGGACCTGGGGTGCTGCGACGACCTTGTTCGACTACAGCATGAACAAAACTTGGGTCTCGTGCAAGTTGTTGTTTGAAACTCTGTGCATCCGTTGCTTGAATGCTATAACTGATTTGGTTAACTACGCTTTGTGGTTGTGACGAACCACCCTGTAGATTTCCATTCGATATAATAGTACCACTACTACGAGGTACGAATAACTCAGGACCTTGCTCACCTACAATATATGGTGAACTTCCACTTACTGGACCACCATTAGCTCTGAACATACCCATGATAGAACTAAAGATACCACCGCCACCTCCGCCACCAGTTAAACCACCCATCAAACCGCTAATCATTTTCTGAGCTTGTATGCGAGCAAATTGAGCAATCATACTATTTGCAAGATCTTTAAATGATAACTTACCAGTCATAACAAAGTTTACAAGAGCGTCTTCAGCTCCTTTGCTGAAATTCTTAAATGCATCATCAGCAATTTTAGCTGCGTTAGTAGCATTACTTGCGTAGTCAGCAAGACTCTTATCCCAACCAGTACTCCATTCACGACTCTTTTCAATGAGTGCCTGTGTCTGATCGAGTTGTCCCTGATTAGCATTTGCAACCTGAGCATATATAGCATCTTTCTCTGATTGTGATACATCAGTTCCAGGAGCTAACTTTGCGCGACGACGAGCAATTTCTTGTTCAGCAAGTAGAGCATTCTGAGTTTTAATAGCAGCAATACTACGCTCATCTTCAGTCATTGTTAGTGCTGCCATCTCAGCTCGCAATCGGATACCTTCAGTCGTTGCAGCATTTTGTAAATCAAGTGCAAACTTATAGGCATCAGCTTTAGTTTGTTCTGCATTCAATTCTTTCTGCTTCTCAATAAGACCACTCATTGAATCAGCAACCTTTTGTCGTACAGCGGCTTCTTCATCAGCAGTAATAGGCTTATTACCAAGTTGTGCTTGTTTACGCTTTACTGCAGCATCTTGTTCAGCAGTAATCTGTTGTTGAATAGATGCTAACTTACGTTCATCTTCACTCTTATTGAAATCAGCAATCGCTGAATCCATACCTCTTATTTGACCTTTCATCTTCAATTCAAGATCAGCGATGTATAGTCTATCTTCTTCTAATTGTTTCAGAGTAGCAGTAGATGTAAGAATCGATGTAGTATCATCAACACGCTTGCTGATTGCATCACGCTGTTGCATCATAATACCAAGTGTAGCACCAACAGTTTTCTTAGTAGCATCATCACCTTGAGCAATCTGCATCTTGGCTTTTGAGATTTCAGCGTTGATCTTTGCAAGATCCATTTCTTTCTTTAACTTGAAATCAAGAGCACCTAAACTAGCGGCAGCTTCAACAGCTCCAACACCAACTAATTCTTGGGCAGTTTGTAATCTCTTCTTTGCTTGCTCATTAGTAAGACCTTCAAGTTTATATTGCTCTTTAAGAGCTTCAACTTGAGCTAACCAAGGTTGCTTTGCAGGTCCACCACCCTGTTCAGTATCACCAGGTTTTCTTGCATTAGTACCACCAGTCTGTAATCGTGGATCTACAAATCCATCACCACCTCGTTTACCTTCACCGCCACCAACAATAGGTTTAGCAGCAGCAGCAACATCATTCAATTTACCTGGCATCATGCCAAGTTTTTCACCAATCTTTTCCAACCACTTATACATAGTTGGAAAGTTATCTTTAACAAGAGCTTCCAACTTACCAGCTAAGAAGTCAATAGGATCTACATTAAATGCGAACTTAAATGCTTCATTAATAGCAAGAACAGCTCCTACTACTACTGCTAAACGAGCAGCAAGAGCTACTAATCCAGCAACCAATTTACCAATTGCAGCAAGTGTACCAGTCATAGCAGCAGCAAGACCACCTTGTGCAGTTGTCAGCACAGTAGTACTTGCGGTGACAACACCATTAGCTTCAGCGAGTGCAGCTTTAGCTACGGCAAGACGCCATGTTAACTTTTCTTCTACACTTAATGCAACACCTTCAGCAATAGTAGCTTCAAGTGATGCTACTTTAGCGGCAAGACCCGCAGCTCGAGCTGCAGAGTTAGCGGCAAGTGAAGCTGTGTTAGCTACGAGTGCAGTTGTTTCTAGACCAGCAGCTCCAGCACCAAGACCAAATGCTGCAGCTAAAGAACCAATCATACCAACAAGTGTTTCAATCGCTGTAGCAATACCAGCTGCAGCGATAAGACCCATAGCAACTGCAAGACCTTTAGCAGCAATTTCAGCATTTCCAGATTGTGTGATAAACGTAGCAAAATCAGCTAATGAATCTCCAAATAGATTTACAAACGCATCCTTGATTTTTTGAGCACTCTGTTCAAGTTTCTTATTAGCTTCATCAAGGTTCTCTACCTTAGTAGCCATACTAGCCATTGTACCATCAGCAGCTGCGATACCAGATGAGAGATCATCCCATCTACCAGTTAGTTGTAATGCACTCTTACCAAGAACATCGGTAGCAGCACGAAGCATTTCAGTACTACCACCACTCTCTTGCATTGTACGAGAAACTACCTGCAGTTTCTCAGCGAGAGTCATCTTACTCAACTGATCAGCATTAATACCAAGTTTTTCGAATGCAGCTTGTAATCCAGCACTTCCACCCTGAGCTTCATCAGCACTCAGCGCAAGATTGTTAAGTGTCTTTTGCATTTGCTCAGAACTTAAACCAGCTTTATCGAAACCAGCTTTCAATTCTAGAGTAGACTCTATTGAGAGACCAAATGCTGTACTCATATCTTTAACAGCACTACTTGTATTAAAGATGTTTGTCAGGAATGTCGCCATTCCAATACCTGCAATAGCGGTTGCAAGATTACCAGCACTTCCAGCTACTGATGATAGACCACTATTCAACTTCGCCATATTAGTAGTGACACCACCAATATGTGTATTCAAATTCTTAAGTGCATCAGCAGAAGTGTTTGCACTCTTCTCAAGAGTTTTTCCAAATGTGTCAGCACTATCAGTTGCTTTTTTAATTGCAGCTTGATATTGCTTATCATCTAGAATGAGGGCAGCTTTAATACTACTCATATCATTTATCCTTTTTCTTGGCTATTTCTTTATCCATAGCCTTTTGTAGAAACTTTTCAGCTTCTGCTGACATACCACGAGGTGCTTGAGGAGAACTGCCGCTCTCAAGTTTATCTGCATATGGATAGTTTAGATCAATGCTCTTACCTCGTAGATGTGTAGAACGACGAGCATTACCCGTTCTGATTGGTGTCACATCAACAAAATAATTATATGTATCTTTAATGACTGAATCTGGAATCTTAGCAACACCCTGTAAGTGTGCACCTAAATCCGATTTTATATTAACTCTTAGCATTCTTAAACCTTTCCACTTTCTCTAGGAGAACAGATGTTGGTATTTCATTTGGATCCTTAAGCCCTCTTGACTCTCGATCCTTCGCAGCTCTATAACTGGCAGCAGTATCAAACACGAACAAATCTATTGTGGAACTACTCTCAAGTATTCTGCTAGGCAGACAGCCGTAGCGTTCTGCCATTGCATCTAATACTAGGATGTAGTTTAACTCAATGCTACCTTCTACAACTTGTTCGTTGGTCACTTTCCCAGTTGTTCAATAACCTTCTGAATTGCTGCACTTGTCACATCAGGAGGTAGTACCATACCATCACCGCAGATTGAACGACCTTTTTCATCAAGAATCAAATCATTAATAAGTGCAACAGCACCTGTATAATCACTATTTAACTTAGTAGCAATTTGAACAAATAGATCCATTGGTTGGCGGTCATAGACATAGAAGTCTAGAGCTTCACCATACTTCTCAATAATTTCTGGAGTATCTAACTCAATCTTAATCAACTGTGGCTTCGCTGCCAATTTACTTAAACTCTTACTCATCACAAATCTCCTGTTTTAGGTAATGTACAGCACTTAAGAGAAACTTCATACGACTCTCAGCCTGCATCAAATCTTTTTGAGCACACCTAATCTCAGCCGAAGCTTTTGCTGCTTCAGCAATGAGACTTATAATAATATCTTTTCTTGAATGTTCATCAAAAATCATGGGTATCTCCAAATCGTGTACAAAGTTATTTATACAAAACAAAAGGAGCCGAAGCTCCTTTTGTTTAGAGTGTAGTACTCTATTAGGCCATTGTACCAGCAACATAGTTGCCGTCAATTTCAAGACCGATTGGAGATACCCAAACTGGAGAATCAGCAGAAACTGCTGGAGCTACGTTTGAGAAATAACCAGTTGCCATTACATAGCGGTCACCAGTACTTAAACCAGATAAACCAATAAGAACGTCAACACGAGTCTTCTTGTTAGACATACCGAAGATACCTTCTTCAGTTGCTGTACCAGTTGCCTCATTCTCAGCACTTGGATCAGTACCGAAGAATGTTGCTGGATCTAATACAAGGTTTCCACTAATAGTGTTAGAAGAAACAGATGTCACAACTTTTTCAGATGCTGTATCTAATTGTTTCCAACGGAAAGTAGAAGGTGTATTAGTAATTGTAATGTCCTGTAAGGCAGGTACTTCTAGAGTAGCAGTTGTCACTGCACCAGTTGCGTAGAAATCAGCAACAGCAGGTGCTGTTCCATCATTAACACGAACTAGAACTCGTACAAAGTCTGCACTTGAGGCTGCGTTGATGTATGCCATCTTTAATTGCTCCTTAAGCGATGTTATTGTATCTATACTCAAACTCATAGATCATCGTAGATCCATCAATAGTTGTAGTATAATCAAACTCTTTTCTGAAAGAGTTTGGAATGGATGCTTCAGTTCGTGCGTTAGCAAGAACTGTTAGTGCACTGTCTAAATCAGCGTTTCTATTTTTAGCATCAACAGTTAGATAACCTTTAATCGTAAACTGTTTCTCAGAAATGTCTGGACCGTTAAGTAGGGCCAGTAATTGTGTAGTGGTGCTCTCTGGTTCAGCGAGATAGACTTTACGAGCATTCTTAACATATAGAGGTGTACCACTATCTTCGAATGGAAGTTCCATCGATACCTTAATAGTACCAGACAGATTCGCAGATAGATATGTTAGAAGTTCTGTTCTCATCTTACTCTCACCAAATTAAGTTTAACTGGACTCTTTTCAGCGGTTTCGATAGTATCGTCACCGTCAAAATCATACCAATCACCACTCTCAACTACTTCTTTGAATAGTTTACTATACTGATCACTGAAGTATTTCATCTTTACGACGCCACTATCAGTTTCATTACCGAAATCAGCAACTCGCGGATATACATATTCAGCTAACGCAAAATAGATATTTAAATCCTTGAATTCCTGTTCTCGACCGTTGATGAGTGTAGGATCTATACTTGGTAAGCGTCGCATATCACGCTGGAGTGAAGCATCTCGACCAAATACATACTCTTTCCACCAATCAGTATTACGAAGTTGTGTAAGGATACGCATACTCGCTTCTGAGAGTAGCTTCTCAATTTCAACTTCAGTTAAATCTTCATTGACTTCGAATAGGCGTTGATCACGACTCTCAACTTCGCTGAAATCAGCAAAGCTAATGAATGTACTATTATTATAATTGAAACTCATCGTGATCTTCTCGCGTTATCTAGATTAGGCTACCAAGTCAACGTTCATAATAAAGCCATAAGCAGAATTAAGAACGGAAGCACCAGCAACAGCTGTAAGAACAATGTCAGTAGCACGAGCAGCAGCTTGACGTTGTGTCTCTAAACCGATTGTACCACGCATTGCATGACCAATAGCAGATGGAGCGAATACTGCGCAAGTAGCAACACCAGTTGTACCGTTGTAAGGTACTAATGGAGACTCAACAACTGTGCAACCAGCAAATTGTGCAATGAAGTAGTTCTGCAAGATAGAATCAGCAGTAGCACCAGAAGCTGTGTATGAATCTACAGCAGTAAGGCTCTTCTTCAATTTAGCTGCAACTTTAGGGTGTAGAACAGCTACGAAACCACCACTTAACTTGTTTGTACGCAAGTCAGCAACGCGATCCATAATGTCGTCTTTACCGAAGTTAGCAACCGCAATAGCAGTAGCAGAACCACCTAAGCTAGAAAACTTAGAGAATGCTTGTGTGTCCATCGATTCAGCGATAGCACGACCACTCTGATCACCAAGTTGAGCCATAACGTTGCTGTAGGCAGAGTCACGCAACATGTCAGTGACACTGTGCATAACAACG